GGAGGCCAAGGCCACCGGCTACAGCAACAAGGCCATGCGGGACATCCTCGCGCGGCGGAAGAAAAACCGGGACGCTCTCATGGAAGAAGAGGCGATCCTCGAAACCTACCTGACCGCGCTGGGGATGGAATGACCATGCGCCGCCGGTCTCAACCCGCCCTTCATCCCATCGGCTGCGCCTGCGATTCCTGCGCGCCCGTTGGAGCCAGCAACCGCCGCACCGGACTGGCGGTCAGGGCCGCGATCCGCGCGCTTTTCCTGATCGCGGCCCTGTTCGCCATCCCCTTCATCATCGCCCACGCACTGGCCAGCGCCAAGGGAGAAAACCGTTGAACATGATCCCCACCTTCGCCCGCTTCACCTTCATCTGCGCCGATTGCGGCACGAACCACAACAGCCCGACGCAGGACATTCCCAAGGGCTGGGCGCTGGTCGCCATGGACTGCTCCGGTGCGCCGTTCGTCCGCTGTCCCGACTGCGCCGCCAGCGTCGAACAGGCCCAGCATGACCGCATGACGGACTTCATGACCAACATGCATCCCCCGCAGGTCGCGCCGCCGAGCAGGCTCACGCTGGAGGAACACACGGCGCTGACGTTCTTGGCGGATCGCGCCAGCGCCATGACGGTGCAGGTCGCCAATGCCTGCGGCCTTACCGCTGGGAATCGGTGCATGCCGCAAGCCCGCAACATGCTGCGCCGCCTCGAACGTTGGGGCCATGTCACGCGGGGTGACACTCCTCCCGGTCACTATGCCAGCTGGACCATCACCGGGGCAGGCCGGAAGGCGGTGCAGCCATGACAGCCGCGCCGTGGGCCATGACCACGGATGAGCATTGGGCGGCGATCGTCGCGGTTTGTGAAAGCCGCGACGCCTCATGGGCCGAAGAGATCCGCAAGGCAGGCAATGGCGACAAACGCTGGCGTCTGACGGAAGCCCGCAGCGCCGACATGGCGCAGTGGCACATTCTGGCCGTGCTGATCGCCCGCAAGCTGGGGATCCCGACGCTGATCCGCGAGGAACTGACCGGCGTTGGTCGGCCACCCAATCCGACCGACCGGGAGGGCTGGCTGGGCATCGTCGCGACCGCGCGCCGCGCGCTCGACAAGGCCGTCGCCGACACCCCGAACTATCGCAACCTCTACGCCATTTGGCGCTGGGCGCACCTCTATGTGCAGGTCTGGGCAATTCCCTTGATCGAACTCCGCGCCGGTACCATGGAACAAAGGAATGCTGCGTGACGCAAGATTTCTTCCTTAAGCAATTCCGCGTGTCCGTCGATGGCTTCGACAGTCACGTCTATCACGCCCGCTCGCGGCAGAAGGCGCTGGCGAACGCATGGCGCTCCTTCTGCAGCTATCGCGATGACGTTGATTTCAGGGCATTCCTCAAGATGGCCCGCGCGCGGGAGGAGGAACCGGATGAACGGTTTGGCGAAGCCATCACGGTCGGCGGGCGACCCGCCTTCTGCGTGAGCCATAATCGGCAGTATATCCAGTTCGTCAGACCTGACACCGACGTCATCCTGAGCAGCCACCCTTTCGATGTCGAGCCGCCCTCGGCTCGCCGGGGCACGCCCTATTATCAGGAGCAGGCGGCATGAGCGGCGAACTGACTGCTCGCCCGAAAGGCAGCAGCCGCCATCCTTGGGATTGGTATGTCGAGGAAAAGTGGGTGACGCATCGCCTGCTCGACATGATCGCCCTGGAATCGGACGTCACCTATCTGGATCCCTGCTGCGGTCAGCTGCATATCCCGGAGGCGCTGACCGAGCGCGGCTTCAATGCCTATGGCACGGATCTGTTCGACCGCGCCGCCGGGCACCGGCTGTTCATGGGCGAACATGACCTGCTCGGCGACCAGCGCCATCTGTTGGAGGCGGGTGGCGGCCTGTCGATTATCTTCAACCCGCCATTCTCTTTCCAGAATGGCCGCCTTGTGCGCGGTCTGGCGGAAAAGTGCATCCGCCGTGCCCTGTCGATCGCCACGCACAAGGTTTGCGCCTTGCTGCCGCTCAAATGGCTCGCCAGCGAAGGTCGCTACCGGCTGTTCACGGACGAGACGCCGATCGGCGTGTGGATCCTGTGCGAACGGCCTTCCATGCCCCCCGGCAACATCATCGAGCAGCTGGGCGACAATGCTTATGATCATGGCAAGATCGACTATATGTGGGTGGTGTGGGACAAACGCCGCGCCCCAATGACTGACTTCCAAGGTCGGCCATTCGCCCCGACCTTCTGGATACCACCCCGCGAGAAGATCGCGGGCACAGCAGAAAGGAAACTGGCGGCATGAGCGGCCCCGTTTTGCTGACACCGATGGAGGCCGCCAAGCGCCTCCACATCAGTGACAAGACCTTGCGCCGCATTCGCCAGCAAGGTCATATCCGTTACGTCGCCCTAACAGAGCGCAAGATTCGCTATCGACCGGAGGATTGCGACGCCTATCTGGCGAGCCGCATCCGCGAGGATGAAATATGTCAGTTTACAAAACGCCGAAATCAACGAACTGGCAATACGACTTCCAATATCGTGGTCGGCGATTTCACGGATCGACGGGCCAAAAAACGAAGAGGGCCGCCGAAAGGGTAGAGGCTCAAATGAGGGCCGAAGCCGCCCTCAACATCAAACGCAAGAAGCCGATAACTTTGGACGAGGCGGCGAGCCTCTATGAGCAGAAGCTGCGCAAGGAGGAACGCTGGAGCAAATCGACTGAGACTTGGCTAGATGGCTTCGTCAACGCGATCGGCCATAACACTTTTCTGGCCGATATAGACCATGTCGACATCGGCACCTATTTTCGCAAGCGGGCCGCGCTGGTCGAAGGCTCGAGCGTCAACCGGGAAATAGACGTGGCCCGCGCCTTTTGGCGCGCGACCGAGCGCGCCAAATATGATGTCGGCGAAATGCCGGATTGGGGTGCGATGCGCTATGCGGTCAAAGAGCACGATCCCCGCGAACTTCAATTCGATGAGGAAGACCGGCTGTTCGCCGCCATTCGCGAGGATTATCAGCCATTCGTCAAATTCGCCCTGCTGTCAGGCTGGCGCGTCTCAGAAGTCCGCACCCTGCTGTGGTCCGATCTCGACTTGCCCGCCAAGGTGGCGTGGCGAACTGTGAAGGGCGGCAACCGCATCAAGCGCCCGCTCACCACGGACATGATCGTCCTCATAGCGACGCAACCGCAGGCGTGCCCGCAGGTCTTCACCTATGAATGCCAGCAAAGCCGCCAGAAGCGCCGAAAGGGGCAGCGCTACCCGATTTCCAAGGATGGCTGGCGCAAGGTCTGGGGCGAGGCCCTGACCGCCGCCGAAATCGAGAACTTCCGCTTCCACGATCTGCGCCACACGCGCGGGACGCGCATCCTGCGGCAGACCGGCAACTTGGCCGCTGCCCAGAAGGCACTGGCACACAAGAATATCCGCACCACGTTGCGCTACGCCCACGCGTTCGATGACGACGTGCGAAAGGCGCTGGAGGCTTCCGAGTCCCGGAATAGTCCCGGAGTAGATGCGGCAGAAGAGAAGAAAAGCGCGTAATTATAAGGCGCTAGGCCGAACGCGCAATTTCCGTGTAAACGAGACGCTCTACCAACTGAGCTAATCGCCCGTACCCGCACCAATTCCGGTGCAGCCGGAGCGGGCCTATCTAGGCTAATCGTCGTGCGGGTCAAGCGTTGATGACGATTTCACGCGCACAGATATCGGCGGCTCGCCGTAAACCAGCGGGTGAGAGCCTCCACGGTCTCATCGGCCAGGGCTATGAAGACGCGGCGGCCGTCTTGCGGGTCAGCCTGCCGCTGCACGATGCCCTTGTCAGTCAAAGTCCTGATCCAGCGCAGAGCGGTAGTAGGAGGCACTGCAGAGGCGATGCACAGGCTGGATACTGACACCCGTTCCTGTTCCAGCCGCGCCGCCAGCAGATCCAGCAGCATGTCCCAAGCCGGATCAGCAAACAGGTCGCCTGGCAGGAAATCCTCGCGTAAACGACGGGCTCGCAGCAAATCCCTGACTTGCGCCGCGCTGAGCG